AAGATTTACGTCTAAAAAAGGCTCCACCTATTTCCCATCCTGATTTCAAAATTTGGCAATATAATGCCACTCAGCAGGCTTACCCCTGTGTAGAAGAGGACTGGGAATATGCGGTCTATCGTCAAGGATATAAAGATTACAGCTCTTTGTTTACAAGAGAAGACTATGAACATATAAAAGAAGAGATGAACAAAAATATTCAATTCTTTTTTATCAAGCCTCTCACTGAACAAGCCGAACAGTTTGTGCGGGCCTGCGATTTTAGTGCTCTCGCAGAACGTAATATTGCTACTCCTGGTTTCGGCAAAGCAGATTTTGTAGGGTACTATGAGGAATATCTAAATGAAAGGAACCACTAAAAGTCAAGGTCAAAAAGATCCCCTTGACCGCTTCTATACCGCGGAATCTACCGCGGCTTTTTGCTTATCTCAATTGGATTTATCCTCATATTCGCTAATCATTGAACCCAGCGCTGGCCGAGGCTCTTTTTCTAATCAAATAAAAAATTGCTTAGCTTTCGATATAGACCCACAGGCCGCAGAAATTCAGCAGCAAGATTTCTTGGAATACTCTCACGAAAAAGGCAATATTCTTGTCGTAGGAAATCCGCCCTATGGGTAACAAAGTAAACTTGCTATTCAATTCTTCAATAAGGCCGCAGAATTTGCTCAAACAATAGCATTTATTTTACCTAAGTCTTTTAGAAAAGATTCAGTTCAGAATAGGCTATCATTAGATTTTATCCTTATAAAAGATGTTGAAATCCCTAATACAATTTTTACTTTACCTACCGGGCAGCAAATCGAAGTGCCTTGCGTTTTCCAAATTTGGCAACGCACAAACAAACCTCGCACAAAGAAAAAAGCAAAAACTACAACTTCCATCTTTACTTTTACTACACCTGAAAACGCGGACTTCCGCATTCAACGTGTGGGCGGTAATGCGGGCAAAGCATCTTTTGATTTATCTAAATCAACAAACAGCAATTATTTTGTGAAGAATACATCTGGTCTCACCAATGAAGAATTAGTTGAAATAATCAACAATACCATATTTGATTCTATTGAAAATACCGTGGGCCCTAAATCTCTCTCCAAAGGAGAACTTATTGAGACCTTGGAGGAAAATTTGACCTAACTCAAATTTTGAGGTATAATGTATATATAGAATGAAAGGAGAAGAAAGCTATGAGTTTGTCATTCAGGGAAGCCCGCAACATCTGTAGCAATGGAGGAAAAAATGTTTCGTCAAGACGATATTATCATTGAAATCAAACGACACCGCGAAACCTTGAACGCTCATTATCGCGGCAGAGCAATTGGTATGGCTACTTGTTTGATTGGCTCTCAGAATTATGGTGTTGATACTTTAGATTCTGATATTGATTCTCTTGGTATATTTGTGCCGGCATTCTATTCTCTTGCTACCAATGCTTCTTGCGAATGGGAGAAAAGTTTTCCTTATTCCTTCGGCATCGCACGAACTATGTCTCATTTCTCCTTCATAAAAAAACTGCGGACGCCTAATATTACTACCTTAGAACCACTATATTCTAAGGTTATATCTATTGGCCCAGAATACAGTGATTTGTGGAAGGAACTTGTGGACGCCCGCCAGGCGATTGCGTTTGTGCGGCCGAAGCAGATGTATGATGCTACAATGGGTTATATTGGGGCGATGGCAAAAGAACTCTATAAGCAAACTGGTAAAAACTTCGATAAGAAGTTAGGCTATAACCCTAAAGCACTTTATCATCTCGCACGGGCTTGCCAATTCTTGGAGCATTACCTCGACCGTGAGATTTGCTATGAATGCGGATCCGACATTCTCTCAATGAAGAAGGGTGAACTTAGTAAGTTTGAGGTTGATGAATTTGTTGAATCCACTATTACTGGTTCTACAGTTCGCAATCATCCTGAATGGTTCGCAGAAATGGTTCCCAGCGCGATGGTAAAAGCAGATTATGATGAATGGCTATATAAATGCGGCAAAAGGATGGTAAAACTAAATGAAGACTTTGATTCTCAATGCTGATGACGTCGCAGTAGAATACAATGAAGAAACACACGAGATTGCGATAACATATTGGTATAATTATAAGCGTCGTTATACCAAGTATGTTTCTACAATCTACGAGAATGGAACAATGGAGGATGGGCCGCGTGGACGAGAAGATGCGTGAATACAGAGAGAGCCATAAGAGATGTAAATTTTGTAGTTATTGTAAGCGAGGTGGCCCTCCTGCCGTATTGCCAGAATTTCCAGATTGGTTTGAATGTCAATTGAAGGATAAGATTATCCATCGTCCCGCTATGCCACGACCTTGGTGTAAGTGGTTTGAGGTGAAAGATTATGTTGGATATGGCTCAAATAATTGAGGATTTTAGAAGAAGACTCGCTGCTATGAGAGATGAAGAACTGCGAGCCGCCGCGGATGAAGCATATGAGCAAAGCAGAACATTGAAAGAAACAATGGGAGAAACAGATGTCTAACAATAGTTATTTTGTTGGCGATAGCTACATTGGTTGGAACAAAGATTTTACCATAGTTCGCCTTGCTAATCGCTTTGAAGTTATTTGGATGGCCACTTCTACTCTTGCTGCTCTTGTTTCGCGTCTTTCTCTCCGAGAAGATAATAGTGGCTGCGGTGTTGTTCCTGATACGTTTTCTGAAGAAGATATCGTGTATCAAAAGTATCGAGAAGGTATTTTACTTCAAAGAGATAAAACCGCGATATTCTTCTCATATGAAACTTTTGAAAAACTAGTCATCAATTTTAGCCAAGCACAAGAAAAAGTAAAAGTAAAAGAAATTTCTTACGAACTTACTTCAAAGGGTTGGCTCATTGGCGGTGGGCCGGTAATTCTTTCTAGTTGGCAAATGGAAGCCATTTATGCCAATCTACAAGAAAAAGAAAAGGTAAATTTACAATTTGGTGATATAGACATTATTTTCTACGATGATCATATTCAGTTTATTTGTGAAGATGTTGAATATAGTCTTGAACAATTTACTGCTATGATGAATCGTTGGAAGGCACAACAAAATAAGGAGAATAAAGAATGAATTATTTCTATAGGATCGGTTCCTCCTCTATCAGCTACGATAACGCAGAGTAGAAAATTATTCTTCGTGATGAACACGATGTTGTAAGGATTGCTCAGGCCCCTTTTGAGCGAATTATCAAGGCTTGGCGGGATGGCAGACCTACTTGTTGGAACGCCCGCAGCACTGCTCCTGGCTGGCGGCTATATGACGAGGGTGTCATCATTGAGTGTTATGAGGAAGACAACCTATGTTTTGTTTGGTTCCCCGAAGATGATTGGGAGGAGATTATTCAGGCATATAATAAGTTTACCAAACAGAATAAAGTCGAGTCTTCTTATGGCCGAATCCTGCCCAATGGTGATTTTTTGTGGTATGATTTTATTTTAGTCCCTTGCCCTCATTCAGTTATGGCCGCGCTGAGTGTGACAGCTTCGTTTGTTCAATTGGCAATTGATGATTGGACATTTGTGCTACGAAACGACACGGTTTTTGTATACTATAAACAAAAGGATATTTTTGAACTTTCGGTCAAGGAATTCGTCGCGGCTATCATCTATTGGCGAAAGGAGACTCAAAACTAATATGTGGTATTTTGTTTGTGCTTCTGTAGGATTTATTCTTGGCTTTGTCATTGCGGCCTGTCTAGCTGCTGGGAGCGATCGCCGATGAAAAGAG